TTTAAATCTATACTTCATACCTTGTCTTAAAGTCCTTTCATCAATTAAAGATAATGATTCGTCAAATAAATCCCATATAGCTACGGTCATCATTAACTGTTTTTGTGTTTTTTTATTCATTTTACTTTATTTAATAGTTTATTAATATACTCTTGAATCTCATTTACACGCTCTCTAATAGCTTTAATCACTTCCTCTGAATACTCTACCTCAAAAACTTTTATACGATACTTAGAATCGATGTTTTGATAGCTTACAACTTTATTATAATATCCTAATAAGTCCTCTGGTGTATCCATTAATACATAAACTACTTTAGCTTTTCGTTTGCCAGTTAAGTACATATAAGCTTGTAATTGATAGTAGTAATCTTTGTTAGGTAACTCTTTTTCAAATAACGGAAAAGTAAAACAATCCCAACTATTTTTAATATCGATAATTTCATCTTTTGTAATAATGTCAGGAGTACCAGTTAAAAAATCGTTTTGAAAATATTCTTCGTTTTTAATCATAAACTCACCAAATTGATCGCTTACGAAATCTATAGCATTATCTTCACATCTATGACCTTTCTCGGTGTACTTAGAAGATATATCTTTATTAACTCCGTATATTTTTGATTTTAACCACTCGTCTACATAAGAGAGAGTTGTTTTACTTAACTCTCCCTCTTTTTTTGAGTTAGTCATAATCTTACCGACTGCTGACGCTCTAATTTTGAATTTCATCTTCTAGCTTCTTTTGAGTGTCCTTACTTACTTTGTACTTCTTTAATACTTGCTCGATAGTATAACCGTCTTTCATAGCTTTAACTACTTTATTCCAGTTAGCATCGCCTGGATTTAACCATGTTTTATCATCTTTAACCTGTTCTCCTGACGCATCGGTATCTTTATCCGTTACAAGTCCTAAAGCACTTGATAAAGCGTATCTACGATAGTAAGTAATAGCTGAACCCATAACTTGGAAGAAGTTCATACCTTTTAACTGTACGTCTGTAGGTATAGTCATTGTGCTTTCTAAAGTTTCTCCGCTTTCCGCGTGGAAGATAATAGTTTTAATTGAGTCGTTTTCTAATAATTGAGTAAACCCTAATCCGTTTTCTTTTAATAATGGGTTTATCTTCTCAAAAATAGTAGGTAAATCCGCGTAACTATACCCGTACCCCTCAGTACCTTTATGGATCGTTGGTACTTCTTGCTGAAAATTTGCTAATGCTTTAAATAAGTTTTTCATAGTTTAAATTTATTCGTTAAATATATTACTGCTAAAATAATTAAATTCTCAAGACCCACAACCAAAGCACTCAAACCCTCCTTGATCGTTCTCCATTTTGTATTCTTCCCCTTTTTCATAAGCTTCTAAATGTTGTTTACATTGATATTCTAAAGCTGATTTTTCTAGTTTACTTTCTACTTTGTTAATCTCGTTTTGGTAGTAGTCAATAATTTCTTGTTTACTTTGCATATTTATTAGATACTTTAAATTGTTTACACCACTCGCTAAAACTTCCTACAGTTTGTTTTTCTCTCCATTGATGAATAGTTCTCGATCCGTCAGGGAATACACTTGACTGTACTCCCTTTGCTAATCCTTTAAATGTGTTTTTCATAGTTTAAAATTTAAAGTTTAATTCTCTTTTTAGTTTATCAGTTAATTCTAATTCGTACTCTTCATCTTCAGTGTAAACTCTGATTTCCACAACTTCTGCAGAACCAGTGTAATTATACTCATCTTCATCAAAGTAATTACCACTAGTGTACTCTAATTCCAAGTTATGATTGTATTCAATATCAAGTGTGAAACCTAAGTCTATATCACCCTTATAAGCTTCAATATAAACTGAATTACTAGAATTATCAATAAGATCTTCTGGATTAACTTCTACTTGGTCAAAAATAAACTTCTTAACTTTTCGATCTAAATTTTGTGGGATTGTTTTCATTATTCGTGTTTTTTATTCGTTTGTATAGTTCAAATATACTAACAACTTTTTAATTACAAAACTTTTTAACGTATTTTTTTACAATTAATTCATAACTAACTGATAACTAATGCGATTAATTTTAACAAAAAAAGAGCCTACTAAATTAGTAGACCCCCTTTAAACTATGAAAAAAACCTATGAAATAAAAGAAAATATATTTAACTTCTTAATTAATGTTTCAGCATCTTCTAAATCTAACCAACCCGCTATTACGGATATAATTATAATAGACATGATAGCATATCCAAATAACCTAGCGTAGTCAATCTTGCCTTTAGGTGCGTGTTCCGTGTCTGTTTCTACTTGTTCTTTAATCTCCGTTGCTATGTTACCAACTACTGGTACAGCTTTTAAAGCTCCAGTAAATAAACCTTTTAAAATACTTTTCAATTTCATTATAATATATGTTTTAATCTATTTGCCCAACCTTTAATATATTTGTATTGACTTGGGTTATTACCTACTATTTCCATGTAATAAAACGCTCTAAAAAGTAAATAACGCTCTAAGCTTAAATTTTCACACGCTTTTAATGTTATTTTACCTATAATACCATCATCTTTAACTCCTGATGCTCTTTGAAGTATTTTAGCCGCTCCTTTTACACCATGATTAACCGCAGCGTCAAAATGAGCATACTGTATATCTTTATTCAATAAATCGGCTTTACAAGGCTTTACATAATCCTGAATATATAACTGTTTAGCTCTTTCTATTGTAAGATTCTTAATATCCTCGTTAGGATACGCTTTTTTAGAAATACCGTATTTAGTTTCCCCTCCTCTATCGGTAGGATCATCTACATAACCGCCCTCTAATTCTATTACTTTATCTAACCATTCCATATATTAAATATACAAAAAAAATCAATCCCTTAAAAGATAATTAATAAATGAACTAACCGCTGTAATTATTCCAGCAGCTGTCCATTTCATTTTCTTGTCATTCTCAATGTATTTAGTATTCTTATCTACTTTATCTACTAAACCGTCTATTTTTAGATCATCATTACCCACTAATGCTGAGTAAATTTTATCTACCTTGTCATTCAAATCTTTAATCTGTTGCTCCATTAGAAAAATACTCTATTTAAGTCCTCATCACTAAATACGTAGCAAGACTCGGTTAATAATAATTCATTCGATAGAGTGTAGTCTAGATTAGTTGATGATGATTGATCGTATAGATAAAAGTAATAATAGCCAGAGTCTAGTTTAATAGTTCCATTTACAGGATCATCTACACCCGCTACACCTGGCTCTGTCATTTGAGCCACTACAAAAGAACAACTAGCTAAATCGGTAACAATATAAGCAAACTCTTTATATGTAGTTTGGTTTACCATTCTTACAAGATAATACGGATTAGCTAATGAACTACTAACGTAAAATATTAAATCGTTTGTTTGGTTTTGCGTGATTGTCATAATTAGTCTTTTTTAACATTATTAGTTAGTCCTATAGCTTGAATATTAAAATTACACCCTTATAAATATACTATTGTTTTCAGTATTATTGTAAACACAATAACCGATAATTATTTGTGACGTATCATATGTTGTGATTTTTGTGTAATCAGAATTATCTAAATATAAAGTAGTTCCCTCTGCAACTGATTCTACGTTTGAAGGATAAGGCGTGTTAGGTTGTAACGTAATATTCCACCCGTCATCATTAACACTACTATCTGACCTAAAATAAAATCTTATGTATCTATAACCTGTATTAACTGTTACAGGAAATGTACCACTTGATAATAAAATTGCTCTCGCTGTATCTTTAGGTAAAATATAACCATTATCAGCACCTGTACTATTCCAAGCATTACTACCAAAAAAACTATCACTCCAAGTAGGTGTAGAAGTAGTTGATTTTTGTAACCATTGGACACTTAAATTATTAAAGTTAACACCATCATTAGAACCTTGAATACCTAACCTATCGTACATTCTATATGTTGAATGCTCAAACTGAAAACTATTAACTATCATATCTACTGTATAACCTGCTTGTGCATCAAAAGTTATACTATAGTTTTCATTACTTGTGTAATCACCACCAGTATCTCCACTATCAACAAAAGTTGTAGAGTTAGTCAAGTTCCTTGTAGTATTGTTCGATATATTGTTTAAAATTACAGTTTCTGCTGAAGTTAAGTACGTTGTATCTCTTCTTGCTGTTACTAAACCTTTTGTTAGTACGTTTACTGTTTGACCTGTTGTAACTGTATTTAAAGCTATTCCTATGTAATCGTGTTGTAATGGTAAAGTACCTACTGATACTGCTGTAACTACACCTGTAGAACTATAGTTATAAAATACTGGTTGTCCACATTGGATATTGTTACCTGCTGTAAAACTTATACCTGTACCTATTAAATCTTGACTTGTAACACTTGTTAAGTTTACCTTGTTATTAGTTCCCGATACATTCTCTAGATTTAAAAAACCCGAAGATGTAGCCTCCCCTCCATTTAATATGCCTTGATAAGCTCCCATTATAATACGTATGTTATTATGATTCTACCGCCACTTGTTGTAGGAGGTGTGTAGCTTATAGCGTTTACAGTGTCGTTTGTTCCGTTAGGACTAAAACCTGCAAAGTATTTATTAGGTACTGACACACCGTTTAAAGTACCTCCATTACCTTCAAACAAAAGACTAACGCTTTGTACTCCTGCTGTTGTACTACCTGCTGTAGTTGCCTCAACGGCACTTATGTTTCTTTGAGAACCTGTAAGCTCTGTTATTATATCGTCTTGTTTTGATTGTGTAGCTAGTCCAGTAGTGTCTACGTTTGCGTTTATAGATAGTTTATAAGCGTTTAACTGGTTAACTAAGTCTTGTATGTTTGTACTACTTGGAGATGTTACGTCTAAGTAAGCTATATTATGACGAGTATAGCCGTCGGTTTCTACCGTTATTGTAGTACCGTTATGTGTATAGTCTACTTCTCTTAAATTATAATCATAAATAGAAGTACCTATAGTTATTCTTACTTTATCTCCGTTTTGAACAAAACTAGCCATATTATCCCTCTAAATCTTCTCTAGTTATTCCTTTGCTTCTTTTCCACTCGTCCCAATTATCCTCATCGTCTAAAACGATACCACTTTGCCCATATCCATCGTATAATAAATCTGTATTATGTAAAGAATTATCTCTAAATAATGGATAGTCGGTATCTTTGTCGCATAAATATTTTATTAACTGATCTAAATAATATTCAGCTTTCTTTTTAGCCATGTTTCTACGAATTTCTAAAGAACGTGAATCTATTGCTACTGCGTCCTCAGTAGATTTAGATTGAATACCCGTAGGGCTAATTTTAGAATGTAAGTAAGGATAAATCTCATAAGCAACCCACCAAGCTAAAGCAGGTTTAAGTCCTCTAAATAATCTATCATCTCCATTTAATAGAGTAGTATTTAAAGCTGTTAAAGTGTCGTTTTCTACCTGATCTAATAACTCACTATACAAATCCTCGCCTAAAGCACCTCTAATATATAAATCCTGAGATATAGTTATATTCCATGATACATTAGACGTTTGTACGTTATTAGGTATATCAGTCCAGTTTTTTACTTCCTGTTCCGTTATCAGCTTCGTTTCTGCTATACTCATAATTTATTATTTTATATACCTCCCGTTGAGTTTACTGTTACATTTGCGTTTACTGGCGTTGTAGCTACTTGGTTATGACTACAATTATCAGCGTTAACTGTTTGTGCTGTACCCGAATAAATAGCGTTAGCCGATGCGTTAACTACTGAAAAAGTGCAATTCATAAGATAAACACTAGCTCCTCCTAAACTATCAACGTCTAAAGCGTGACCTAATGCGTTATTGTAATCGGAAATAAAAGAACAGTTACTGAACTTGGAGTTATTAACACCCCCAAAATTAATAATATCAGCACCCATTCCAGATTCAGCTGTAAATGTGCAATTAGTAAATTTATTATTTTCTCTTACTATTAAAGCGTAATTCCCTGACAAGGAAGTTATATTACAGTTACTTAACTCACTTCCAAGAACAAAAGCTCCAATTCCACTACCTGCTACTATTTCGCCAAAAGAACATTTGACTGAATTGTTAAAACCCGCCGCATAAATACCTGACGCAGAATAAGCGTCAAAATGACTTAATTTATCATTATTATAACTAGCGTTAATAGCGTAATTACTCTGACTTCTAGCTACAAAATGACTGCATTGTCTTGAATGATTATCATTATCTAACATTAAACCTATACCGCTATTAGAGATTCCTGTAAAATGACTTGCTATTGTCGCACCACTAATAAATACACCATGACCGCTTCCTTTGCTTTCGCCATAGAAGTTTGTAATATTTCCAGTAAGTATATATACACCGTTACTATTTCCTAAAGATATTCCAGTAAAATTCTTGTAATTTCCACTTAACCAAATACCATTATTATTACCACCACAAATAAACTTACTTCCTCCTAAATCATTAAACAATCCGTATTCGTTACTAGGAGAGGAAATATATAAATAACCAGCATTATAAGTATCATTATACACAGTTACATTTGACATTTTAATAGCACCATAAAAAGTAGCATATCCGTATAAAGTGTAGGCATTTGCCGTAGCGTTTAATCTTTCAAGATACCCATTAATAATAACTAATTCTTGTTTTTCTGCGCTGTTATTTTCAAAATTAAAAGTCAACAAGTCATCTCCATTGGCTTGGTGGTTATACAACTTAAAACCGTTTAAATCAATCGTTAAACTCTTAAAATCATAACCATTCGTAGCAGTTATATCAATTTGACTTGTAGCTTCGTAGTTATCATAAAACTTTATCGTGTGATGCAAATCTCCTACTTTAGTTTCATTTAATGCACTTTCAAATGTAGCAAAGTAAGTTGGTATTCCACTTCCTCCCTCTGAAAATAATTCAAATACACCATAACCAGCACTCAAAGCCACCCAATTAGAACCATCATAACGATAAAGACCTTCTAAGTCCGTATTAAAAACTAATTCGTTGGTTGATGGAGATGATATAGCGTTCATTTGTGCCGTTGTGACACGGTTTATTAAAATACCGTTATCAGTTGATGAGAATATTACTTTTCCATTACTAAAAGTTTGAGTATTACCGTTTAAGTCGTAAGTCCTATTACCGTCCGAAGTTAAGTCAGTATTAGCTATATTCGTATCACTACTTCCTCCGACTGTTAAATCAATAGTTTCTACTCCTCCGTCATTAGTCTCCGTTATAGTTACCGATGCATCACTAGAAGTAAATTTATTAATCAAATAATCTGGTTGAGTATCGTTATCGGATACCTTAACCTTATTAGTACTTTCCGCACCCTCTAAAAATATACCTAAATCTAATGCCATTACTCTTCTTTTTGTACGTTATCTTGTATGTTATCCATACTCTCTAACTCATCAAGTCCTAATACTTTAGTTCTTATTTCGTTTTTAGTCATTGTTTGAAGCATTAATTCATCACTAGCTAATAAATCAATAGGTTGAGAAGGTTTAATACTACATTCTACATCTATACCGTTAAACTTTAATACATCTTGTAATTTATCACAAATAAGCATTTGAAAAGGTTTAATAACAGTATTTTGAAAATACTCCATAGATACTCTATTAATACTTTGATCGGATTGTAAACCTGTAGCAACCTTAACACCCGCTAAAGCTAAAGGTACTCTATGAGCAGCTACTATCTCCTCGTTTATTTTACCACTTAAATGAGCGTACATATCGTGAGAGTCATTAACAGGAATAGCATCTACTTGAGTTTTCATATCGGGATTAGTAGACCATGTTACAACTACCTTACCCGCGTTTTCACTCCCTACGAATTTATCGTTAATTGCTTTCTCTACTTTTTTACGTTTACCTGCATCGCTTAAATCCTCGAATAAATGAATATGCATAGAACCTACCATGCCATTATCTATATTATTCTTGTGTAGTTCTGCTATTTGTGCCGATATCTCTATATAATTTAATGCTCCTATATAACTAGGTTCAGCATAGAATAGTTTCCCAGGTTTATAGAACTTACCTTGTATTAATTGACCTCTTTTTCGTTTTAATTCAATATCGTTTGTACCCCATATTGCTATAGGCTTAGGTCTGTATATTTCCTCCTCTGGTTTGTAGTTTACTTTAGTAGTAGCGTACTCCCAATCAGGAGAGAAAAAGAACTCGTTTACTTCTCCCATTTCGTCCATTTTACCCGAACGAATATAAGAAAAGTCTATATGTTTTAATTTCGCTACATTCCCACCTCTCTCAAATATACTTTGCCAATAAAAACCATCAAAATAAGCACAATCTACAGCCGTTTTCTTTAAAAAATCTTTACCTAAAGACTCTACAAAAGCCTCAGCTTTCTTAACTTGGTTTCTATTTCCATCAAATATAAACCCTTGACCTTGAATGAATTTATGTTTAGTTTCTAATAAAGCATTATGAATAGCACAATTATCTGCTAAATCAATTAAATACTGAGGGAATAAGTTATCTTTACCAAAGAAAACCCAGTCTTTTTTCTTATGTAGTCTAGTGTTTATACTAGGTGCTACAGTTTCAGTAGTTAAATTGACAAAGAAAATATTACTTTTATCCTTGTTTTCTTCCATTTTTCGCGAATATAATTAAATATAGTTATTGTTTGTTTTTATAAAAAGTACGCAATTTAAAAAGAGGTTTACACTCTATTATCTTATGATTAGGATAATAAGGAAAATCATCTCCTAATTTAAAATTATGATACTTTTCTTTAAATAAATCAATTTTATCTAAAAAATTAACCCTAGCAGCTGCATTATCTAACTTGGAATCTATATCATATCTTAACCAACTAAAATGATGCATTAAAACCTCATTAGCATCAAACACCCTAGAAGGGTTAAAAGGTTTAAACATACAAGACGGATCAACTACTACCGGAGCTTTATTACCCATATTAACCCTAACAGAGCAAATAAAAGGCATATAATAACTCTCGTAAGGCATTAAACAAAGATTATTCTCTTTGAAATACGTTACCATTTTAGTATAAGTTGTTAAATAACCGTTACTTTCTACTTGTTTTTTAGCGTATTGTACCTCTTTGGTTACATATAGATGATCCGTAGCACTTAAAAAGAAATGAGTACACCCTAACTCACGAGCTTTATTTATCAATCCTTGATGCTTGTTTTTTTCATTAGTCTTAGAGTCTACGCTTAAATCTGGATTAAACTCTATGTAATTGTATTGTGGGTTCTTATCTTTCCAATATAAAAACTCATCGCTTATATTACCGTAGTTACTTACTAATTGATAACTAATAATAATCTCGTCTACTTCGCTTTTTACTGATTCGATAGCATCTTCTAACAACTCAATACCATTAAACACCGTATAACATACCGCTAACTTCATAAAAAATCTTTTTCAAATTCTCTACCTAATATCATTACATCACGCATAGATAAATCTAAATCTGCTATCTTCTTTTTGTTATAACCTATTACTTTATTTACTCCTACTACTTTAATAAACGGATAAACATTTTTAGTAATACTTGATCCCATTCCAACCATAGAGCCTTGTCCTATAATTTTTCTTTGGTGTATCTCAGCGTTTAATCCTATTGTAGCGTAGTTATGAATCTGTGTATGACCTCCAATGTTAGCTCCACTTGATATAGTTACATTATTACTTATTACTACATCGTGACCGATATGCGATTTAGTCATAATGAAATTATCATTACCTATTATAGTATAACCTTTTAAAGGCTTATCAATAGTTACATGATGATTTATTAAATTGTTATCACCTATTTTTATTTTACCTTCAAACTTTTTAGCTCCTCTTATTTCTCCATCACCACCTATAACTATATGAGAACCTATAATATTGTTTTTTCCTATTACTACTCCTTCATTAATTACTGTATAAGCTCCTACAGTAGTTCCTTCTCCTATTATTACACTAGGGTGTACTATAGCCGTATTATGAACTCCGTTATGGTAAATATTACTTTCCATATTCTAATATTTTAAGCGTTTCTATTTTAGGTAAATATTGGTTAAATATAGTTTTAGCGTGTACTATTTCACTGTTATCGAATTTACGAAATTTAGTAACGTTATCTTCGTTTTTTAGATCAACTATTAAAAACTTATTCTTTGATGTAGTAACGTGCTTTTTAACGTTTTTAAGCTTATTCCACATAGTATAATCTATAGAGTGATGTTGATTATCCCAAGCTTCCCAATTTAATGACTCTAATAACCCTCTAGATAAGCATCTCCACGCTCCTATAGGTTCTCCTGATCGCTCACCTCTATAACCTTTCCAATAGATCATATTTTTAGAGTTTAAATCATAAAAGTAACAATCTAAAAAGCCTACAAAATCAAACCCTTTATTAATTTGTTGAGCATAATAATTTAACAAGTTACTAGATAGTATATCATCACTACCTAACATTATAAAAGCATCGCTATCTAAATCCTTACAAACCTTTAAACCATTATTTAACTTACCTCCTAATGGTTTGTTTGGAGCTTGAGTATAATGATAACCGTAAGATTCGCATACTTTTTTATCTGCTTCACTACTACCTACCGCAACTACGTTAATATCATACTCTTCTTGTAATCTTATAACACAGTCATTAAACAACTTTAACGTGTCATATCTACCCCATACGGGAACTAATATAGTAAACTTCATATATGGCAAACTGTTTTTTCTTCCAAATAGCAAAATATAGGGAATAATCTTTCTAAAATAAAGCAATGATAAGTATAATAAGGACGATTAAATATCTTTTTACATTGTTCAGCGTTTAGTCTATCGTGTGATATGTAATTAGAATCGCTCCAAACCATTCTATTTAGCTTTTTATCGCTTTCTAACGCGTTTATTACAGGTATTAAATAGTTCTTGCAGTATTCTTCGTAAACCTCACTCTTAGCTATCCAATGATTAGAATAGATACCCTCCATTTTATGTCTAGGGTTTGTAATATCTATATCCCATTCTAATACTTTAGCTAGTCGTACGTAAATATCACTAAAAAGACTATGCCACGTATTACCTTGATTAACTAAATTAAGTTTAGGATTCTTTTTAAAAAAGCTAAATACATCGGGTTTAGTCTGGTAGTTTTCTATTTGATACTTGACGTATGAGCTTGTTTTATGGATTTTCTTATAAAACTTATGAGATACTACACCGTAATACTCGCAATCATTATAATCTTGTTCCTCATACATTTTTTTTATTACCCCTGATTCTAAAAGATGATTTGATGTAGGGTTAAAAAGAGGGATAAAGTCGTTAGTATCCCTCATATTAAAATGTAATTGAGTATTCTTATAGTAGATTTGTCTTACTCGTAACATAGCAAATCACTTAAACCTTTATCTATTAAGTATTCTGCTAATTTTTGATTTTTATCTAAGTCCTCTTGTGTATAAGTATATCTACCTATTAAAACTTTTCTATTAGGGTTTTTAAATTTCCATTTAAGGTCTTTATTAGGCTCTAAGTCTGTATAAACCTCTTGATTACTTTCCGCGATTGCTTTTTTTACCGTATCGCTTTGTCTTTTCTTTCTTGTCATATTTTTTTATTTTAAATATAAAAAAAAAGGGAGATATTTAAAACACCTCCCTCTTTAAACACACATCTATCACTATCCAACTACGTAACCCGCTACCGTTGTTTCTGTTGTTGCTGCATCTGTTTTAAAGAATTTTTTAGCTTTTCCTCTATTTACTCCTGAGAAAGTTAATACATCTCCTGTATCATCTCCTGGAGCAGCTCCTGAGTTCTTAGCATTCTCTGACAATTCTAGGCCGTCAGTTTCTCCTAAAACATAGTATTTGTCATTCTTATCCTTGAATAAAGCCACTAAAGAAGTACCTACCATGTTATTGATAGCATTTCTAATAGAAGTTGAAGTATCAATAGTTCTAAAAGAAAAAGTTTGATTATAAAAATAACCTGAGTTTGTACCTACTTGTAACTCCTCACTCCAAGAAGCTGTGTCTTTATGTACCACTACTTTATAAAATCCTTTGTATGTATCAAAAGTAATACCGTCGATTTCTCCAGTAACTGATTCAGAGTATGCGGAAATCTCTGACTTGTTAGCAAAGTAAATCTCATCTTTTTGAATACCTGGAACGTTAAAAGTATCATCACAACTTGGGCCTACCCAACCTGCCGTTATTAAACATTCTGCCATTGTATAATTTTTTAAAAGGGGAGTATTACCTCCCCGTTAATATTAATAGTTATCTACTGCTACCTCAGATGGGAAATGAATCTGAATACCTAAAGCGAATCTAGCCTTAACTAATACATTCTCTTCGTATTGATCCATGAATACCTTAAAGTCCATTTCTTCTCCGTCTACATCAACTGCTAAGATCAAGTTATCTCTTTTAGCAAGTACTAATTTATCAGTACCGTTCAATCCAGGAACTCCTACGATTTCGATGTTAGTACCATCTACATATCTCTTCTCGAATCCTTGATTGTAAACTACTGCTCCGTGAGTATCTCTATACGCTCTTTCGTACATTTTCGTCTTGTCATCTCCCATTAATACTACCCATTGGTCAGTATTGATAGTAGAATAAGCATCTACACCTAAACCATCATATAAAGCCTCAACAGCTCCGATAATATTAGAAGTAGTTAATGCACCTGTAGCACCTTCATAAGCAAGGTTACCAGTTTCGTCAGCAATAACTTTATTAAGTCCGTTTACTAAATCATAAGAAGATATCGCGTTAGGTGCTGTAGCTTTGTTACCGTTCCATAAAGTTAACTCTACCATTTTACCTACTGCTTTATCAAGCTCTCCTAAAAGACCAGCCGCGATTGGCTCAAGACCATCGTACTCTTGACCTTGAGGCATGATTTGTCTAGTAAATTTAGCCTCTAAATCTCTCATACAGTAAGAAGTATTAATCTTTAAAGATTCTACTGTAATTGATCTTTGAGCGATTGTTAAATCTCCTGATGCGTTCCAACCACAAGAAGACCCGTCTTGAAATAAATCGTAATCGTGAGAAAAATCTGGTAACTTATGAGTACCTGGTTTAAAGTTAGACAATACGTTCATTAATCCCGCTGTCTTTGATTTCATTACTGATTTAGCGAAAAACTCCTCCGCGTGTTCAGTTGTGTATGCACTTAGTGCCGTTAAATCTAATGCCATTTTTTAAATTATTTTTGTTTTTTAATTTCTGCTAATACATTTTTGAAAGATTTAGGATCTTTCTTCACTTCATTTTGAGGAGTAGCTACTAATTCCTCTCCTACTGGCTCGGATAATTTAGCCTTTAATTCCTCTAATTCTTTTTCTAATTTCTCGTTCTTAGATTCCAAATTCTTGATAGCATCTAAAGACTTGTTTAATACGTCGTCTTTCTCTACGCTCTCAGCTTTTAAATCCTCGATCAAGTTGTTAGCTTCTTTAAGTTCGTTAGTTACTTCTCCGTATCTATCTGAAAGCTCGTTTTTTTCTTCTTGCTTTTCAGAGATTAAACCAGATAAGTAAGTCTTAACTTTGTTTAAAATAGTTTCTTCTTGAGCTTCCTCTACTTCGTTAGTTTCCTCCGTAGATTCTTCTACGTTTTCTACCTCCTCAGTTTCATTGGTAACAGTTTCTTCTACCTCTGTAGTTTCAACCTCGTTTACCTCTAGCTCATTAGAAACGTTTTCTAATTCTTCTGCCATTTTTAAACCTTTTGGTATGTTATTAAAATTATTTATAAAACCAGTTGTCGCACAAGCAGCAATAGCAAGACCGCCGCTAATTACGTCTATAAAATTCATTCTTTTAGCCTCTTCAGCCGTTAGCCATGTTTCATTATCCATTAAGTCTGATAACTCCGCTCTAGATATACGTGTTTTTCTAAGGTAAATACCTACTATAACGTCTTTAATCTTATCCATTACATCGGCTTGTTTCCTCATCTCGTCAGCCTCTCCCATTACTACAGTCCAAGGATTATGAATCATAAAGAACGCGTTTTGATTCATTTGTACCTCATCAGCACCTAAAGCTATAACCGTAGCTATTGAAGCTGCTAGAGCATCAATTTTAACTACTGTTTTCATGTTTAGATTACTAATAAAGTTATGAATAGCTATACCATCGAATACCGAACCGCCTGGAGAATTTAAATTAATATGTAACTCATTAGCATGAGTGTTCTCTTCTAATAGATACTTAACATCATCTCTAAAAGAATCAGCGGTTACACCCCAACCTCCGATCTCGTCGAAAATATCTACCTCTACTTTATTCTCTTTAACTTGTGCTTTATACCACATAATCAACAATAATATTATTTATATTTTATTTAAAAAAGTACGCGTTTTACAAGTATGATTTTACCCATTTATAAATAGCACTTTCAGATACTTTATGTTTTATAGATAACTCTATATAAATATCTGTATTAGACCTATTAGGGTTAGTTTTTTTAATATCCTTGTATTCTTCTACTATTATAAACCTACTTAATGCTCTAGGGTCTATTAAATAGTTTTCGTTTAGTTTATTTATTACTTCTAAATCAATTCCTAGTATTTCAGCTAGTTGTTTTTTCATAGTTGTGATGATGTGTTTAATTCTGTGATTCTTGTTTGTGCTTCGTTTATTTCTACTACACTAACAGTTGGGTTAAAATTAACGTTATTTAAAGCTCCTAGTAATTGAGCGTTAGTAGTATCGCCTATCTTAGTAGTACTTGGTGTACCTAATAATCCACCCCTCTCGAATTTATCCCCATTACCACCGTATGAATTAATCGCGCTTAATATAGGAGAAAACATAGCAGTACTCTTTTTGTTAATTATAGCTTCGCCACCTTCAGCTTCTACCATTCCGCCATTAGCCATTTTAACTGGCACTCCTCCGTTAGCGTGTGATGCACCTTTTAATACTCCTCCTCTTTGGAATTTTTGAGACGCTACAGCTACAACAGAAGCGGCTGACTGGGCTAATATAGCAGCTTTTTGAACTTGAGCAATAGTAATACCAGCGGCTCCACCAGTTAAAAGGTTAGGTAAAAAAAGCGGAGAACTACCAGATGCATCTACATTTAATAAGGCTCTTTGGGTGTTAGTTATAATGTCAGCTATAGCAACCGCCTTAATAAGTTTAGCGTTCTTTTTACGAGCCTCCTCGTCTCTTGATAAAATAGACAAAGTACCCTGCAATAAACTAGACATAGACTGAAGCCTGTCATTATTTGCTTTCATCTCTATTTCTTTTATTTTTTGCTGTTTATCTAGCTCTATTTGTACTTCTCTATCACTCTGTTCTAATAAAGCGTCTGTTCTTATTTGAGATAAAGCATTTAAAGCTTCTTGTTCTGTTCCTTCAGGCGTAGCTCCTTCAATGTCTGATAATGCTTGATTAATATCAAACTCTTCTTGAACTCCTTTTTTTAGTCCTTTACCTAACGCTTTACCTGTTTCTTCTCCTACTTTTTCTACTTCTTCTTTTACTTCTTCTAGTACTTCGTTTGGATCTTTACCCCCAAAAAGTATATCTATAATAGTTTGTTTCTTCTCTTGCTCTTTGCGTACATCTTCCTCTATCTCGATTAAATCTTTTTGGGTTCTTAAATAGTCGTTAGTGATTATATTTAAAGCCTTTAACTGTCTTAACTGTTGGTTTTCTATACCTACTTTCTCACCTTGCACCTGTATAATATCAGCCTCAGCATCTAACCTGGTTTTTAAAGCTTCTATTTGCTCCTCAGTACTTAATGTGACTAAATCAATACTATAACCAAACTGCTCATTAATCTCTACTAACTTACTAGATAACTTATTTTGTTTGTCTAATAATTTTAACTTTAATTCAGATGCGTCTTTAGCTTTCTGCAACACTTCTTCTTCTTGTAGTTGTAAAGTTAGTTTATTAATTAACTCTTTGTTTACGTCTCTTAATCTATCTCTAATTTGTTCGTTAGTTACTTTCTCTGCGTCTAAATTATCTAAGAATCCTGGATAAACCTTATTCATTTCGTTAATCAATTTAACCCTATCCTCTTGTGATTGATTAGTTTGATTTAAACGAGATGCTAAACTATTAAGTTCTAACCTTTGTTTTATCAAAGCTTGAGACGCTTCATCAGTTGGAGTAATTAAATCGGTAAAACCTTCTACCATACCTTTCAAGAAACCTACAAGTTTACCACTTCCGAAAAGCAGTTTGCCTACAGCCTCTTGCATATCTCCAAAAGTATTAGACAATTGTTGCAATCCACCCGCCCCAGCTTTTGCTGCTGCTTCTGCTTGTCCTCCGTATTGTCTTTCTAACTCTTTTAATATAACACCTTGCGCTTCTGCTAATCTGTTAGTAGTAGCTAATTCTTTAATTACTGCTTTTTGCTCTGTAGAGAATTGAATCCCCGACCTAGATAACGCTGATAAGTTAGCCACAGGATCGTTTAAAGCTTTACCTAATTGGATTGAAGCACTTTTTAAATCTCCGTCTAATACTGTAGCTAAATCTAATGCTACCTCTTGAGTTCTTAAAAAATTCTCTTCGGTAATATTAGTAAATGTTAATAATTGAGCAGTAGCGTTATTTAGTATATCCTCATCTCCGAAAATAGTTTTACTTTGTAGTTCAGATGCTTTTTTAGTCAATTCGTCTAAAGATAAACCAGCTGCTTTTCCTGTTGATTTAATAGCTTGTTCTACTTTCTTTACTGCTTTCTCTTGTTTGTCGTATAGTTTAATTGACTCACTAGTAAATTTAGTTATTTGGCTAACTGCAAAAGCTCCAGCAATAGCAACACCAGCACCTTTAAAAGCGTTGGTTACTCCTTGACCTACTCTAGTAGCTAATGATTTTGTTTGTCTTAACTCACGATTAAAACGTCTTATAGTAGCTTGGTTAGCTGTTATTTCTTTTTTGATCTCGTTAAAACGCTTAGAACCTACCTTTAATCCGTCTAGTTCTTTCTTTAATAGTTTAGTTCTATCCTTTAACTCTCCAAACTTCTTAATAGGTTGCCCCGTATCTATATTAACCCCGAAAAATATCTCTTCTCTTGCCATTATACTACTTGTATTAATTCTACCTTTGTACTTACGTCTTTACCTGCTAAATAATCCTCTATCTTATTCAAATAATAATAAACCCCGTTAATTAACTTAGGCTTTCTAAAATCTAGGTTAACTATATCAACTGGGTTTAGTTTTAAATAACACGTGTAAAGCCTACCGTTATTTATCTGTCTTATTTGCTCTTTATAATACTTATCTACCAATCCTAAGTCGTTTGTCTGTAACCCTAAGCTAATATCTTTTAAATTACTAAAACTTAACGAAATATCTTGAGGAGTTGAAACGTTTTTAATAAAATATGCAAACGGGTAAGTACTTTCATTATTTCCTTCAAAAATAAAACTTCCTGGCTGCTCTCCATCATAGATCAAAACTCTAGGGTTTAATTCTTTATCGAAGTAATCGTTAAATAATTTCGGAGCGAATATAGTACCGCTAAAAGTCCACCCCATTAAAGTCGGAGCGAATGGTAAATTAGCTACATTTTTATCTCCTTGTAAAAATTGATTATCTAGCTCTACGTCTTTGTTTCCGTAATAAGTATTATACGTTTGTCTGAAATCTACTAAATTATCATCGTTCTCGTCTTTAGCGTACTCAAACTTTAGTATAGAACTTAAACCGTCCTCTATTTGCTCTAACTCTTGCAGCTTGTTTAAATCTAACTTACTGCTCCAATCATCTGCTTCCTCAATAGGTTTATAGAACTCGTCTCTATGAATAAACTCTACGCTCTTTTGCTTTGAATCAGTCAAACAAACTAGGTTAAACATCTGACAAAAAGACTTAATAAAATCTACTTGAGATATATCATATACACCGTTCAAAATATCAAAATTAATCCCTTCTTGTATAGGTATTTGAGAAGGTATTATATCAAGTCTAACGCCTGGGAGCACATCTATATCAGTACCCGCGTTATCGCCTTCAAAAGTTAAATACAAATTATCTGAAGCTGTGAGCGCAATATCATTAACAATAATCTCAAACTGTTCTACAGAATTATTTGATATTGTTCTAACTTCTTCATAAAACACATTGGAGATATTTCGAACTCTTATAGTAACATCGTTACTAAATAAAAACTGATTATTTCTTATTGCCAATAATACCTTTACATTATAATTACAAGTAAAAGGAGCTGAATAGTTACCCGTTACTAAATTAAAGTTATTGCCTTCGTCTGTTTCTGTATCATAAAGCTGTATAATACTCTCTCCTGTACCTGTTTTATTTTGTATAGTTATTTTATTCGCTATTAACGAGTTTTTATCAATTTCATCTTGACTTGCATACGTAGCTTCTCCAACATAAGGTAATATTAAATCTCTATACTCTTTACGCTTGAAGAAACCAGGTTTTAACTCATAATCAATACTTTTGAATATTTCTCTAAAGATATAATAAACAAATACAGCAGGTCTAAATGTTTCTACTGGCGCATCATAAGAAGCAGGATCATCGTCTATAAAGTTTGAATAATCTACCAAAGGAAAAACATACTCACTACTATCTCCTTTATTACTCCATGTGCCTCTTAAATTAGCGTAATTGTAAGTTACGGTAGAGTAATTTAAGTCTCTAATATTACGACCTTTTAATAAAGCCGCCCAATCGGCTAACTCTCCGTAAAGTATTAACTCGTATTCATGAAATACCCCTTGAGTAATATTAACCTTTTTTAATTGCACCGAGCCGTCTAAATATCTTATACCGTCTTTCTCTACTATCGCTCTACTTCTTTCGTTACGATCAAAAAAACCCTCAGCAGATATATTAAAAGAGTGAGCTAGTAAAGAATCATTTTTTTTAGTTCCTGGTATCTTAATCGTTTTACTGAATACACCGTTACGAGTATCTAAGTTTCTAAAGTCATTAACACTAAAATTTAACGGTATAAGAAAGTCGTTAGGATCGTATTTATCTAACTCGTATATGTTTAAAATACTGCTCATTAGTTACGCTGTGTTATTCTATCGAATGCAAATTCATACTCGAATTGAATGTTATAAGAATCTTCTGCTAGTTTATCAATACCGAACTTATCTGTTATTTGTATTGGTATTCTATACCCACTTAAAACTATATAACACTCAGGGCTCTCGATCATTTCTATTAACCAATCTCGCTCTGCTTTAGATATTATACCAGTGTTTAAAGTATGTACTTCTTTAGAATCTACCGATACTGTTGTATAAGATCTTTCAGGAATTGTCCTAGATGAGTTTAAAGTTCTCTTGAATACAGACTTCTCTATATCCATATCTTTAGATTCCTTACCTTTGCAAGTGAAAGCATCTAAACCTCCTAACTTATTTACAAACTCTATTCTACGATCTACTTTACTACAATCACTATTAATACTAAAAGTTAATGTTTCGCTTATAACATCAGTTCCGTAAACTATTTTAACATCGTATTTAGCCGTAGCAGCAGTAATAATAGCGCCTAAATTATTAGTACCACATGAAACATTTACAACCTCACTAGAACTAGAAATTATTAAAGTAGTATCCGTTGTTGCTATTACCGACCCTGTAGAATCATAAGTAATAACTCTACGTTTTAAGTCATCTCTTACCTTTATTGTTCCTTGAATAAATGATAATTGATAACTCTCATTACTACCTATCTCAATCGTGCTAGGTTGGTTTGTAAGAAACCTAGTACTCGTATTAGGAATTGAATCACTGTAAAAGTCGGATAGGTTATAATTGACGCTATCAATAGAGAAATTGTTAAGCCATACGTAAGGAACAGTACTATTAACTGCTGTAAAAGTGTTACTAGAATCATCTGTAAATGATTGTAATGTTAAATTATTTATACCGTCTGTTATTTCGTCGTATTCTTCTGCGTATTGAATATAAAAGTCTTTAGCTAAATCCGTAGCTACTGTATGACTAGTTTCTGTTAAGTCGTTTAAATCACTCCCTAGATACTCTTGTAATATATTAGATATATCAAATACAAATTGATCGTTTGTATTACGTTTCTTTCTTAATCTTACAATAAAACTACCCTCAATGTATAAGTCTAATACAGCACTAAAATTATTATAATACTTGCTAACCGTAACAGAACTAATAGGAGTTACAAATGGA